ATTTGATCTGATAATTCTGCTTTACTTGCGGGCATCATTCCTGTTCAGGTACTTCATTCTTTGCTTTGCTTCCAGTTCTGTCTGAAAAGGACCTTCGAAACCATAGCGGTAAAGAGTTGTAGCTTTGGGTGCTCTGGCATGCTTCCAGCCTTTGTCAAAATGTATACAATAGTAACCTGCGGCATAGTATACATCAGAGCCCTCCAATTTTGTGTATAACGGCAATGCAGGATCATATCCTTGATCTCCTTCCTGTATGGCATGGGGTTCTGCATAATCAATTTCGAATCCTTTGACATAAAATTTGTCTGGGTTTACCACAGGTTGGTCAATTTGCTCTTCAAATAATTTTACATTACCAAAGAATTCTTTAACTTCCTGTTCACCGTGAAAATTAACTGTGTTTCTGCCACTGATGTAGATAAAATTGTCCTGAATATCCTGATTGAGTATGCCAATGCGTTCGCCTCCACGGTTTACTAACCAGGCAACGTCTGATATCTGTTGTAATTTTGTTAATTCTATATCTGTCATGATGTTTCCTGTAATCTGTGGTATTATTTAGTTTTTTAATCTACTTCAGTAAACTCTGCATCCAGGGTATCATCGTCTGGCTTGTCAGTTGATGCTTGTGAGTCCTGTGCAGCTTTTTGCTTGGCTTCAAATATTGGATGCATAGCATTTTGTAGTTCTGTTGTCTTTGCCGTGATATCTTCAGCTGAATCTGATTCCATGGCATTTTCCAAAGCAAGCAATGCTTTATTATAGACTTCAATCTGAGATTCGTCAAGCAAGGATTCAGACTCTGTAAACTCCTTTTTGCACTGAGCAATCACTGTGTCAGCTATGTTTTTTGCTTCTACTAATTCTTTGGCTTTGCTGTCTTTTTCTGCATTAGCTAGTGCATCAGCAACCATTTGTTCAATTTCACTATCACTTAAACCTCCTGAATCTTTGATAGTGATGTGCTGTGCATTTCCTGTTGTGGCTTCCTTGGCCGAAACATTGAGAATACCGTTGGCATCAATATCAAATTTGACTTCAATCTGTGGGATTCCTCTGGGAGCTGGGGGTATACCATCTAGATTGAACTGACCTAAAATTTTATTATCCCTGGCAAATTCTCTCTCCCCCTGAGCTACCTGAATAGTAACTGCTGACTGATTATCCTCTGCTGTGCTAAAAGTTTGAGACTTAGCTGTGGGAATTGTGGTGTTCTTTTCAATGAGTTTAGTCATAATGCCACCCTGAGTTTCAATACCCAAGGAAAGTGGTGTAACATCCAGAAGCAAAACATCATTGGTGTCGCCCGATAATACTGAGCCCTGAATTGCGGCACCAGCTGCCACTGCCTCGTCAGGATTGATATCCTTCCTGGGAGCCTTGCCAAAAAATTCTTCAACAGCTCTTTGAACTGCTGGCATTCTGGTTTGCCCGCCAACCAGGATAACTTCATCGATTTCATCCACGCTAATTCCAGCATCTTTTACAGCAAGTTTACATGGAGCAATAGATCTCTGGATTAAACCGCTCACCATGGATTCAAATTTAGACTGTGTAATCTTGACGTTTAAATGTTTTGGACCAGTTGCATCTGCTGTGATATATGGCAGATTGATATCAGTTTGTCCTGAGCTTGACAATTCCACTTTGGCCTTTTCAGCAGATTCTTTTAATCTTTGCAATGCAATTTTATCATTGGTTATGTCCACCCCATTTTCCCGATTAAACTCACTAACCAAATAATCTATGATAGCATTGTCAAAATCCTCTCCTCCCAGAGAAGTATCACCGTTCGTGGATAAAACTTCAATCTGTGTTTCACCATCAACGTTAGCAATTTCTATGATAGAAATATCAAAAGTTCCACCTCCCAGGTCATATACTGCTACTTTTTTATCTGCAGTAGCACCTTTGTCCACGCCATAAGCTAGTGCCGCGGCGGTGGGTTCGTTGATAATTCTCATTACTTCCAGACCAGCAATTTTACCTGCGTCTTTGGTTGCCTGACGTTGAGAATCATTGAAATATGCCGGCACTGTGATTACGGCTTTGGACACAGTTTCGCCCAGATAAGATTCAGCATACTCCTTGATTTTTCGCAAAATTTCAGCTGACACTTGTTGTGGCGCTAGATCCTGATCATTTACATTTACCCATGCGTCACCATTGTTGGCTTTTACAATTTTATAGGGCAAGTTGTCCATGTCCTTCTGAATAGTTTCGTCACTAAACTTTCTGCCAATCAGCCTCTTGATAGCAAACAGAGTATTTGTGGGGTTAGTGACTGCCTGACGTTTTGCAGAAGTTCCAACTAAAATTTCATCGTTGGTGTAAGCAACCACACTGGGTGTGGTTCTGGCTCCGTCCGAATTTTCGATGATCTTATAAGATTTTTGTTCCACTACTGACAAACAGGAATTTGTGGTTCCCAGGTCTATTCCAATAATTTTACTCATAATATTCTCCTTTGTGTTGTGTTTCAGCCTCTCCAGAGCGCTGAACTAATTCTCTTTGTTGTGACATCCAGGGCGGTAAATTTGTTTCTGGATGTGACATGGGTTTGCGATAAATTTTATCATCCACCCGCTCGTATATCCATACAAATCTTGGTTGTCCATGCTCGAGTATCCACTGAGCTTTATCAGCCTCAGTGTATTCTGTGTGTATATTACTTATACTTGGCATTTAAAAACTTCGCATAATCATCGGGATATTCGGCAATTCTTGGCAAATTCCAAGTACTGCAAAATTTCAGGAAGTGTATTCCAACCTGTCCTATTTGGTCTTTTTTGGTGCCATCCCTGACTGTTTCAAACATTTTAACACGGATGTCATCAGGCTGTGCGCGTAAATCAATGAGCGAACGATTTCGCTCATAGTCATCTTTTACCCTGTGTTCGACTTCTTCATGGTCTACCCAACGCTGTAGCATAAAGTTATTATAATCGTAGCCTGCATTGCCACGGTCTTCGTAAGCTTCACGTATGCCTGTTTTGTTGCGACTACCTTTAGTGCGAGCCCCTGGATACGCCGAGAAGATGTTATCACTGGGATCACCACGAACACATTTCTCAAACAGTATCCAGTCAGGCTCAGGAGCGGCCTTGACGGCCTGAGTCTTTTTATCTATCACAGGCTTGCCCTTGTTGTCCATGAAACCTTCCAGGCTAACTACCTGGTCGGTAACACCGTTATACTGCTGCACGTTGTGACTAATTAGCTGATAGAAGTCTGAGTCAGTGCTAACAATGGTATGGAAGTCGTCGGGATGACTGTCCACCCAAGCTGCAATAAGATCATCTGCTTCCAGCTCTGGGTGCCTGATAACAGTGCAGTTGGACTTCTCCCTCAAAAAATCAATCAGGAAGTCATAGGCTTCCATGTACACTTCGTCATCTTCTATCTCACGAGGCGAACGCTTTGCGGCTGTTACCTTACGATTAGCCTTGTAGGGCTCATAGTAATCTTTACGCCAGGAACGACCTTCCAGACAAAACACAACATGGTCGCCATTGAATTGTTGGAATACCTTCTTGACACTATTAAACATGATGTTGAGTGCCATGCCTACCTTGAGGTCAATATCTTTCGCGCGGCCACTGGCATGCTTGGCGCGCATAAACATATTAAACGTATCAACGATTACATAGTTAGACATAGATTATCTCTGTTTGTATATATTACCATGATAACATAGCTAGAGTAATGTGTCAATCAGTTTGCAGATATGATATTAAATATCAGTGGAATGTTGTTATTGTTTGTAATTTTGATACGTTCTCCACGCACCAATGCTATTTTGTTAAAAATGCTCAGGTTAAAATTTTCTGAACCGTTAGAGATTGTGCCCTCGCCAACATATGTTTGAACCACACCAGAACGAGCAGTAAAGGCATATTCACCTCCAGCGTGTATTGTTATGGTTGTGGTACTAAGATCTTCAGACAGCTTGGTCTGCTCAATTTTTACTTGATCGTTTTCCAAGAGTACTTTTTTATCTGTTTGCGTATGTGAGTTTTCTAATAGTCTCATGAGTTAAATAAATCATCAAATTTGCTAGTAGCCATGGGTTGATCCTTGGCAGTTTCCAGATCGCGTTTAAGGTCTATTCTTAAAAACTCTGGAATCTTATCCAACATATATCTGACTTCGTCGCCAGACATTTCACTAATGTGCTGATCAATCACAGGTTGAACATCATTCATTAGTGCTGCTAGTTTTTTCTTCGCCCGAATTTCTACTGACATATTCTACATCATCCACAAATAAATTGGGTGTTGTTTCTTGCAAACCATAATCCAAGTCTGCGGTTTCCTGTGCTACAATAGTCCTACAAATCCTGTTGAACCATATATTGACTATTTCTTCGTCTGATTTCCCCACAATGCCATGTTCAGTGAGCATCTTAACAAATAAATCATTGTAGTCTAACTCAAAGTATCCGTTGGATACGTTTTCAGGATCTATGCCCATGTCTAAAACATTTACATAGGGCTCGCCCTTGACATTGGCGCACTCTTTCTCATACTCAGGGAAAGTGAGTTCACCAGTCTTGAGTTTCTCAGCTAGCACATTTAGCTCTGTGTGAACGGGATCACCATCTGCTTCGATCTCTGCCAGTTTAGCAGTGAGTTCTGCACCTTCGTAGTAATATTCTGCCTCTGCTATAGCACGAGTCTTGCCTTTGAGTCCCCATGACCCAGGCATCATTCTAAAGGGGAGTTTTGCCATT